ATCGGATACATAGACTGTAGTAGAATAGACAAGTTACCTGTGGCACTTGCTACCTTATCAAACCCATAGGATAGCTGATCGAGTGTTGATGTGCCTTCAACTGATTCAGTTACATTAGCAAATGGATCATCCGATAGTGCAACAACATTCGCAAAAGCATCTGGTTGTGCTTCAGGTTTTGGAACAGTTACTGTCAGGTCTGTCTGTGGGACAACATCTGCAAAAGGATCTACGACTGCCATTACTTAGTCACCAATGTAGGTTTTCCATTAATTGTAGAAATTTTGTTTCCAGGTTTTGCTCCTAGGTTTTGAAGTGTAGGCGATGCTGCAATATCTGCTTCAGTAAGAACAGTGTCTTGTGATGAGTTGTCATCATCTCCAGTAAGAAAGCTAAAAGCAGATTTTATATTTTCTAAAGGATTAGCTAGTTTTTCTGCGAAAGTCATTCCACTGTTCGGGCCTCTGTATGGCTCTTCAACATACTTAGGCTTAATCTCTTGCAGGGCTTGTTGGAGTGCTTCATTTTGAGATGCACCTCCTGCCTGTAATTCTTTAGCACGAAGACTAAGTTCAGTAGCCATTAAGCCTTTTTCACCTCTAGGAATCTTATCAACATCTGGATCGTTTTCAATTACTCTGGCGGCGGCTTGTATAGACGCTGTTGATACTTCCTGAATATTCTTCACATCCCGTGCATCAGGAGGTAGCGGTGCTGCTCGATTTGGCCCTAAGTACATTGCAGGCTGTCCATTCAACAAACCACCCCGTACAATCTGACCACTAGATAGTCTATACTCAGTTAGTCCAGACCACTTACCACGCCCTTTAGCAGCAATGTCAGCAAGCTGCTTTTGAATTGTTAGAGTCTTACCTAGTTCTTTGTCAGCTAAATCAGAAAACTTTGCAGCCTGTGCTGATTGTCCCCGACTCTCTAACAAATTAGCAATTTGACGGAGCTTGTCACTTTTTTCCTGTGACCGTGCTAGTAATTGTTCTGCTGCTGACTTTTCTTTCTTTTCTGTAGCAGGAATCTCTGGTTCCATGCTTTCAGCAATCTTAATTTTCTCAGCTTGTTGTTGCTGTGCTTCCTGAATCTGTGCTTCTACATCTTTAACAGCCTGTTCAGTCTGCTGTGCTCTTGCCATTTCTGGAGAAACACCACCAAACATACGGCCTAGTCCCATACCAAGCGCAGTACCTAGCTTTGCGTAGGGGTCTGCTTGTCTTTGAAGTAATCGTTGTGATGCAAGCATCTCTTCACGTGCTACATCATACGGACTCTTCATCCCGAACAGGGAGTATACTGTATCTGCTTTTGCCATTATGCTGTACCTGTTGGAGTCATGCCAAAGAATCCAGGATTGCTAAACAACCCACCTAAAGTACCACCAATGAAGTTAGCCCTGTTGGCCCCTGCAGTATTAGCGGCAGAGATAGCACCGCTGTATGGTGACAACTGAAGCTGTCCTGCACCTAGGGCCGCCGCCGCTCTCAACTGCTCTGCGGACATACCCAATCCTGCCAACTGGTTCTCCAGACCTGCCAAGCCCATTGCCTGACCAAAGAGTCCCTGTTGTAGTGCTACACGCTGTGCTTGCTCACCTAGAGCCTGCTGTCGTGCCTGAGTGTTCAACTGTGCTAGTGTCTGCTGTTGTGCTCTACCAAGTCCTAGAGCATCTGGCTGAACCATACCTGAGCCTGCTCCTAAGCCCTGTGACTCGCCTGCAAGACGTAAGCCTAACCTACCCCCGCCAAACAACCTAGACTGCAGTGCAGTGGCTTGCTGTTCAAAGGCAGGCGTAAGTTGTGCTGAGGTGTCTGCAAAGATGTTTGCCTGACGCTGAGTGACTGCGTTAGGGTCAAGCAACTCAGGAATCATACCTGTAGCGGCTAAAGACGTAGCACCTTGCATTGGCCCATAGGCACCACTTAATCGTCCATAGAGATTACCCGGCATATACCCACCTGCACCGTAGCCTGTACGTACAGTGTAGGGATTAAAGTTTGTTCCGGGTGCAAGTTGCTGTGCTAGACCGATAGCTTCTTGCGAAATCTTCTGTCCTTTGTTTCCACCACCGAACAGACCACCCCCTAGGAGTGCTCCACCGATAGATAATGCTGTCATTGGATCCATTGTTATCCCCTAAAATGGTGTGCCGTAGCCTGTTGAGTTTTCAGCAGGGCCTTCAGATGTGGTAGGTGAGTCATACGCACTGTCAGATGTAGAAGGTGCAGTTGTGCTTGGTGGGGTATTTCCGCCAAACAGACCACCAAGGACATCTCCAACACCTCTGACAAGTCCTACTCCCGGAAGAAAATTAACCACAAAATTTGCCAACTCTTCATTAGTAAAGATTGGATTACCTGTTGACGGATCATTTGGAGTTCCGTCAGTTAGTTGACTTTCCCTTAAAGGATCATACATGATAGGTTGTTGCATAAACGGACTAAACATTCCTGCATATGGATTCATATACGGACTGTAGAATTGCATTGGTGGTGGCATTGGCTGTTGCATTTGATACTGACTAACATCACCCATCCCAAGTGCATTTAAGAGACTGTTAGTGTATTCGTCACCCATCCCGCCTGAGATTTGACTTACGGCACTTGAGATGCCATCAGTGGGCTGAGGTTGGTACATTGACATAAACTGGGGCATAAACATTCCGTTTGATGCCAAGGGCGATGTTGGTATCATGAGATCATTCCTTTTACAATTGTTGTGATTGCTTCAGGAGTAGTACAATCATCAATCTCTGTTTGTTTAGTATCATACTTAGAACGAATTAGTACACGTTGTGCTTCAGCTTCTGTAGCGTCTGCTCCCGGAATCTGTTTAGCAATGATGTCATCGTAAGGTGCAAACTCTTTTGCACGAGCAGTTCTTCTAACAGTATGAGCAAGGTCTTTTGCTTTAGTGACGTTTACTTCTACTGCTGATACTCCGTACTCCCAAGCGGCTCTTAAGGTACGATCTGTTGGTATTTCTGACTTGTTAATAATTTGAGACGACACACCTGTAGGTACAACCTTTGCGGCAATATCCTGAACTGTCTCACCTGCAGATAAAACCGGAGTTACAACAGCCACTCCGCCGTTAGTGTTAGGGTAAATAATTACTTGTGACATTTGATCTTCCTTAAGCTACAGCAACGACACAAACAAAGTCAGAATCTGCCAGAGCGTCAGCACTAACATTCAATACTTTGGTCTGAATCTCTGTATTGTTATTACCATTATCCATATCAAAGAAAACCATACGGTCTACCGGCCCCGCGCTTCCCGCAAGAGCAGGATGAATAGTGTCTAGTGTATTTGTAAGCGTTAGTGTGTAGTCGCCAGTTCCATTGTCTGTAAGAGCAGAGACATTAAAACTATCATACAATGCAACAGTACCTGTGCCATCAAAACGCGCCCAGGCCACCACTGCTGCTCTGCCTACAATATTACCAGTTAAGGTAACATCACCTGCAACACTAAGAGCATTGACAGCAAAGTTCTGAGAAGCACTACCTGCTAATTCTGCTTTTGTTGCAACCGCAGTTTCAATCGCCTCAAACTCTGCATCAATTTCTGCACCTTTAACAATTTTAGCGGCATCACCGGTTGAGAGTGAATCCTTTGCCGCAAAGTCTGTAGTTTTAGTGTAATTACTCATTAGAACACTCTACCTTGTTGAATAAATATATCTAGTTTCTGAACAGATAGCTCTGCCCCATCAATGTCACATTCAACACCTACCTGCAAAACATTACCTGTTCCCCCGATAGGCGCTCTCATGCTTTCTACTGCTGTACCTACAGTGTACTCAGCAATATTATACTCTGCTATACCATACTCCGCAGGGTTGCTATCAGTTAATGTTAAAGGAAACGTCTGGTATGCATCGCTGTAGTCATATCCTGCTTTCATAAACAGTGTCTGCGCTGATCCACCAATGACTGTAATTGCCATTCTCTTAATAATTTTAAACTGACTTGCGTTACCAAAGTCTAAGTAGTTTGTATAGTATTGAAAACGATAGTCATCAGTGTTGTCTTTATATGTCCGATACTCCGCAATCCCATTTGTTTGCCCAAAGTATACGGTATTAGGTAAAGATAGCATTGCACCTTGTGTTTGATTAGACCATGTTGTTACACGTAACGCACCATTCTGTAAGGGCATACGAGTATCAAAAGCATAAATCCGATTAAAACTAGGGAACAATAATAAATAGAATGCATTGTCTTCTGAATAAACAGACTTGATGTTTGTTACAGTTTCTGTTCGTGTTGCCTGTACTAAATCATCTCGTATACTGGCGGATAAGTCTCGCATTGGGAGTGACTTTTCTTGTACCACTCGACCAAGGCTACGTAAACCATCTTCAGATAAGAAAAATATATCAAGCCCTGTGTTTTGAATACTGTCTCTTGCAACGCAACCAACGCGATTGATAACTTCTACAAGTCGTAGCGTGGCAGGATCAAATGAAGCACTGCCGGTTGAGTCATCAAAGATTACAATAGTGTTCTTACAGAAGATAATAAACTGACCGTTCTGCGCGCCAATGCCTACAATCTCATCAGTACCATTGACAAGGACAGCGGAAAGATCAATTGATCCGGCTGATCCAGTACCCCAATCAGAACCAGATAACAGGTCTGACCAGTACACAGTCATTTTATTATTAGTCTTATCAGCTACCCACAAACGACCATATGCAGACAAGACCGTGTTTCCTTGTGGGACAGTCCCTGAGTAATCTCCTGCATCTTCAATGTCTGTAATAGTACCTGAGCTATACACCATGGGTTTGTAATCACGATGAAAAAAGTATGCCTTGTCGTTTAATGTAGCACACTGCCAGTTGCCGTCTATAATTGTATTGTCTGTTGTTGGCGTAATCTCAGTGAGTGTACCTGTACCTGTAAAGAACTTAGTATTTGACCAGGAGATAATTGTCTCAGTACCATTAATATCTACGTGACGGTGTAGCCCTACAATGTTTGTGGCAGTACCGCCAGAGCTAGTCACATAAGACCATCCCTTACGAGCACCCAAGCGTCCAAAACGGTCAATAATACAGTTGGTTGCCGTAGACGCAAACCCAGTGTCAAGAGTAATACCTGAATCCTGTGTGTTAAGCCCGTAGAATCCGGGAGCGGCAATGCTAACTGTTTGTAATGGCATCAGACTGTCCAGATTGTTTCGTCAGGGTTTTGATCTGCATCAAGTGCAATTGCGTCATTAAGTACACGTTGAGCAGTAGCATAAGCGGACTGTGCAGTAACCCCGCCATCTTCTCCACGCTCTTCAATTGCTTTAGCATACGCAAGCATTTGGACTGGTTTAGAAGGAACAAGAATTGATGTACTGTCTGTAGTCAGCTCTGCTTGTGGAGCAACTACGTTAAATCGAAGTGAGTACACACCGTTAGGAATAGGGTAAACATCAACTAACGTATCTCCGTCAGAAGACGCACCGTTAAAGTTGTAGTACCGGGGCGATCCAGTTGCAGGTGTGTTATTCAAAAATAAGTTGTTAAAGTCTGAAGTAGTTCGAGTAGTCATAAAAAAATTACTCGTGTCATTCAACACATCAAGTAACTTAAATCGTCCTTGAGTACCATTAAGTTCGTAGCTAAACGTATCAGCAACAGTTGTTAATGTTAGTGTTGTTTTAAGAGGCGCCCACAACCAAGCGTTTTCTACTTCTTCTTTTGCATCGTTGATTAGAACACCGATAAGCTCTGAGTATGTATTCTCCGACACAGTTGACACTGTACGCTCTCTTAAGCGTTTAAGAACATTATTTACTAATTGAAGATACGTCATTTGTTTTTCCTACTTAAGAGGTTATTATACCACACTTTTGTGTGTTTGTCAACCACTACCATTTTTTACAAGACCAATAACGTGCTGTGAGTTTGCTAGGTGGATTAGTATCGCACTTATGCCTAGCCCGAAAGCTCTTACGGCGCTTAGGTTGATCTTTTTTAATAGTCATGTTAGGATCACCAAATCGAATTGTCTTAGTTGTATCTCCTTCTTTAGCAACTACAACAAACTTTTTAGAACCGCCGGGCGTACGTTTAGGTTTGTTGTAAGCACTAACACCCGCACGAGCTAACTTAGGGTCTTTAGACTTAGGCATTTAGCCTCCTTGGACAATATCGTTGTGTTCTATGACAGATACAATTAGTGTCATAGACTGTGTGGCACTGGCTGTAATTGTTTGTCCTGCATCTATAAACACAAACGTATTTTCATGTCCGCCAATGTCTTTAAAATCTTTGGAAGACACGCTATAAGAATCTAGTAAAACTAAACCATTAACAGACATAGTAACTGTCCCATTAGAACCAGAGACATTAGTAATGTAAGCATGAACCCATTCAGCTTTTTTGCCTGCAGGAACTGTGTAAACTGCCGTTGCTGATCCTGTTAGTGTAGCTCCAAAAGACTTACGAATACTCATTTTTTTTTCTTCCAGTTGACACGCTTAGAAGACTTCTTCTTAGCCATAGCTGTCTTTGCACCTGCGGCTTTACAAGCGGCCTTAGTAGGTCTACAAGCAGGATAACTCTTACGCTTGTCTTTCGGCCCTGAGCGACCACAAGGCTTCCCTGTCTTGCAGTCTACCCAACCCTTGCCTTGATTCTGGCTAAACCACTTCTTGAGTGACTCACCAGACTTACTTTTTCTTACGGCCACTCTTGTTTCCCCAGTTCTTAGCACCTACCTTTCGGCACTTTGCTACAGCCCCTGATGCATACGCTGAAGGCCAAACCTTATAGCGGCTCTTGACCTTCTTAGCACAAGCGTCTAACTTCTTTTTTTTGGCGGCCATTACTTACGGCCTTTCTTCATACACTTGCCCATTGCACGACATTTAGCCTTGTTTGGGCAACCTGCACAAGGTTTGAATGCTTTGCTAGACTTTGTAGTTTTCTTTCCAGTTGAATACGCCATTACTTAGCCTTCTTCTGTGCTGTCTTTGATAGGTCTCTAAAGTGGTAAAGACGTTTAGAATTTTTAGTGTGCCGCATACCAGAGTGTAATTCACCGTTTGGCATTTTATGCATACCACCTTTGTGTTCGGTACCGTCCCTAAAGTAATGCTTTACACCTTTAGCCATTATG